CCACCAGCGGCATTTTCGATCACGATTGTTGAAGCATGTGATCCGGCAGTCTGCGTTGCATACGTTCCAGACTTGGACACATATGCATCGGTCAAACGCATGAAAGCCTGAGTGGTCGCTGCGCTTGCCGATGCACCAGCCGTAGCAAGTGTTTCGCTTATCAGCTCCCCAGCAGGATTGAGACCGATCAGCGTGACCTCTCTTCCGCCGGAACCGTTGGCCGTGTCGTTTGCATTGCCACCAGCCTTGATGCGGAGAAGAACTGAATCTGGCCATTTCGGCGTGCGATAGAAGCCGGAGCGTGTGACAGGCGTGAAGTTAGAACCGATGGCAATATTCCGCCCGAACTTGTTGAACGACCGACAACCCGAAGCCAGTCCGCGTGCGACATCAAGACCGGATGGATAGGTCATATCTTGATGGCCTTATATTGCGCNATGATTACTGAAGCGCCAGATGCGTCGTAGGCATCACTTGCATCGCAGTCATCACCACGGTGGCTATAGAGGAAGGCTGCAAGCTGCTTGACGGCGCGTTTCATTGGAGACGGGACTGCCGCTGCGTTGGCATAACCAGACACATAGATAATCTGGATGGCGTCATTGGCACGAAGAGCAACCGGCCAAGTCTGGCCGCGCTTGAGTGTCAACCTCCCAGGCGTCTGATATGTGTCAACGTCGAAGACATTGGCAACTGTGACTGCCGTTGCATTGCTATCCTCGTCATAGACCGTGACAGATGTGATTGATTGAAGAGGCCAACGCGGGATTGAAAGGCTTTGAATAGTGCTGGTGCGATAGAGTTCTGTGATCGACATCTCACGCACGCCATCCCACCATGCTTCGCCGCCAGCGGGCCAGCGATCAAGCGAGAGCCGCCACGACTGCGTTATGAACGCAAGGCCGGTCATGTTCTCAATCTCGGTCCTGGAGTCCGTGATGAGCGCATTTGCCTCCGCGTCAGGGAGTTCCGTCGAATCAGTGCGAAGATGCGTGCGGAGTTCCGCAGCCGTCACCGGCTCGGATGCAGGGGCTGACGTAAGAACCGAACCCCGGAACTGATAAAGCGGAACGGCGGCGCGAAGGCTCATGGATTAACCTTTCCTGGCTTTCTTCTTTGGAGTATCGATCTTGGTTTCGAGCGGCGGCATCTCTGCCACTTCAATAGCAACATCTTCATCCATCGCCAAGATAGCAAGGTTGCCTTCAAGGATCGAGCCAGCATCGAACCGCACAACCGTGTGGCCTTCCGGCGCACAAGAGAACTGGCGGATGAGTTTAACCTTCATTTGATTGCTCCAATGCAATTGGCGTGTAGTAATTCATCCCGCCCGCCCAAATGCGCCGGGGATTGTTCACAGTCGCCGGATCAATCCACTCAACGCCGGGCCCACCTTGAACCAGTACAGCAAAATCGTGGCCAGAAACAAGGCGCACGTTGACATGGTAGCGGTTGTCCATGACGGCGGGCGTGATGATTGTGCCATCAGGGCCAATAACAGCCTGAGTGACAACCACGGGGCCGATTTCGTCAATGTAGCAGCCGTTGGGGCGGTCATCATAGGTGAGGCTGACGATAGCTGCCCATGCGTCCCATGTGGCTTCGTCGGTAGCGCGGTACATGAGGTCACTGCCCATTATGCGCTCCTTGCGATGAGTTCCGCATTAGTCAAAGCACGCGGAATATATGTAATTTGACTTATGTGGCCGTTGATCAATTCAACAGACGATACGCCGCTGCCAAGCCTCATCAATAGATTGGCAGTCGGGAGTGTTCCTGTCGTGTCCGTAGATACCGCGCCTCCGTTAACGGACAAGGCGAAGTCATTAACCTTGTATCGAGCCGCTAACTTGATGTTGGTATTATTCGCAGGTGTTCCAGTCGCAATTGCAGCTTGCGGCGATCCACTGTCGATCACCGTGAACAGACCGTTTGGCGTGCTATTTGTGGACAGCGTATATCGTTCGTTCTCAGTGCCATCGTCAATCTGCACTGCGCGTCTTGCAGCAGACACATTGATCGGCGTGACATTGGCGACAATACTTCCCTCAGTCGTGCCATACGGAAACTGGCTCGTTGCCACGAACGCCACATCGGCGTTGCGGGTGACGGTCGCTGCAGCCGTGGGGATGTAGGAGGTGGCGAAGGCTCCGGCTTCAAGCTGTGCGTTGCTAACATTTCCTGTAACCGTAAGTGTCAGCGTTCCAGCGGTTGGTGTAAAAGTAAGTGTTACGCGGTTAGGATATACCCCCGTTCCAATTAACGGTCCGGCACTTGATGCGCCCGAAAGTGTAATCGTTCCTGTTCCATAAAACGACAGTGTATGTGCTGTTGCTGTAACAGTGACGCTTTGCGTTGAAAGTGTTGCACTGTTTAACAGCAAATTCGTCCGCTGATCCTCCACCAGCAGCCCCTTAGCCGCTAGAGTTGACGGGTCGTAGTCAAGGCGCGGGCCATAGGCAGCAGCGGCAGAGGGCGCGGCACCGTAAGAGCCGACATACGGGTCAAGGCTCGCGCTGTCGGAGATTTGTGCGCCCCAGATGTAGACGCTTTCAGCACCAGTTCCGGCAAATGTCTGCGCCCTGCTTGCTGCTGCGGACGGAACAATGGCCCAACGAATTCCTGTTACAGCGGTGGATGTATTAACAACAGCCAGTTCGAACCAACCTGATCCTACGCTTTCTATTGAATGCGTGACAGTCCCGGTAGACGTTCCGAGAACTCCCGTTGACAGGTTGAAATTGGCATAGCTTGTCGTATCGCCGTTGTAAGATAACTGGAAAAATCCTGTTCCGCTTGCCTTTGCGTATATCAGCGCGGTGCTAGCCGCTCCTATTGTATTATTCTGACTGATTATGAATGCAGCAGTCGCAGCCGTTGTGAACAGTTCATCCGCTGTTGTTGTTCCGTTTGGCGCAATAGTAGCGTTTGCCGTTACCGTTGTATTCGTCTTCGTCCAAGCCGCATTATTAAACGCTTCCGAGTGTCCCAATAGGTTCTTCGGCGTGCTGGGGTTATAATACGGATATGCGGAGGCGTTGGCTTGCATCCCGCCGAGGTCGGAGCGGTAGAGGTGTGCGCCCCATGCGTAGATGCTGTCCGTTCCATTTGCCGCCCACGATGCGTAAAGGTTCCCGCCGCTCGCATAAGATGGGCTGAGAACACAAACGCCAAGCGATTGGAATGTCGCGGCTGCAAATGTTACAGTGCAAGAAATATAGAACCAGCCATTTGCAAGAGCAGAAATGCTTGCATTCGATGCCGTCGATGATCCCGCGTCATATACACCAATGACAGAGCCGGACCCCGAAAGATCAAATGCAGCGCCAGTTCCAGACGTTGTACTCTCACGAAGTCCCACCTTGGTGTAGCCATTTGCCTTAACAAACGCGCCATAGGTAAGGGCAGCACCAGACACTGTGTTGGAATAAACTACATGTGGCTGTGTCGTTGCCGTTGGCTTAATGAGGTCAGCAGTAGTAGTCCCATTAGGCGCTGCGATAGCGTTTGCCGCAACGGTGACTTGCGTGACACCCCAAGCACTCGCATTAAACTGCTCTGACGCCAGCAGCAGATTATGCGGTGCCCACTTGATGTAGCCGTCACTGTCCGTCACGGTGGCAAGAGAGCCGCGCGAGAAGGTGATGAGGTCGGTGGCTGTTCCAGTTGTCGTCGGCATCAGCCCTGCATCCTTACGGCGCGATCATTGTGAACAAATCAATTGCAGATTTTACGATGAGAGAAGCGGCCCCATTGAAGGAGCCGCCCCTTAATCAAGTTTAGGTAGCGGCTACGTTGCTGCCGACGAACGTGGTGGCAGCGCGGTGCGGCACATTCAGGATGCCGTAGACCTTGACGGTCGCGTCGGTCAGAGCGGTGCCAACGCCGTTCATACGAACATAACGCTTGCTGCCCTTGTAGCCAATGCCGCCGATGATCTTGTTGTCATCGCCATCGGCAGTGACAGACAAGGCAATCGTGCCGTTGACCGAATCAGCCGCGACGATAGCCGCAGCATCAGCCGCCGCCGTCGTGTCGGAGTGCTGAACCGTGAAGGTGAAGCCAGCGGCTGCGCCAGCGTCGGTCACGGTGTCGGTAGCAAGCATCAGGGTGACGGCATCAAAGCCACGGGTGTCAACCCACGAAGTGGCTCCCGGCGTGGTGCCAGAGAGGGTCACGGTGCCAAGCAGGACAACCTGCTTGTTAGAAAGCATATCACGCATCTCAAGAATCCTTCTTATCGGCGTGGTTGCGGAGCGGCGTTATTGCCGCCCCGCGTTAGTGC